ACCTACGTATGACCGAAGAACAGTACATAGCCTGGCTCGAGCAGCCATCCGCCACGCGCATGGCCTTGTTCGAGGTCCAGGTGTCGGTGAACGGTGTCGAGACCACGCGCTACCTGTCCTCGCGGGCCTACGTGACCGGCGCCGACGACACGCCAGCCAACACCCGTTACCTGCCCTACGTGCAGGGCGGACTGGCCTTCACCGAGCAGCTGGCGCTGCAAGGCATCGCTGGGTTGTCCCTGGGCGACATCGAACTGGGGAACGCCGACGGCATGATCGACGACTGGCTGCTCGACGTGTGGGCCAATCGGCCGATCAAGATGTGGATGGGCGATCCGACCTGGCCGCGCGCCGACTTCCACCTCGAGTTCGACGGCATGGTGAGTGACATCGGCAGTGCTAGCCGCGACACCATCAACCTGGTGCTGCGTGATAAAATGCAGCGGCTTAACACGCCCATCCTCGAGGCCAAGCTGGGCGGCACGACGGAGAACAAGGACGAGCTGCTGCCGGTGCCATTCGGCGAGTGCCACAACGTACGCCCCCTGCTGTCTGACACCAACCTGCTCTACCGATTCGGCTGCCCTCTCGAGTGGATCATGGGCGGCGCTGAGTTCGGCCCGGAAGCGCGCTACGACGGCAAGCCCGTATCAATCGCACCTGACCTGCCCGCCGGCCAATTCCGGCTGCAGCTTAACCCCTACTCCACGACGGTGACGGTGAGCGTGCAGGGTGACAACGTGGGGGGCTACGCGCCGCGCATCGCGCCGCTGGTGCAGCGCATCGCCACTGGCTACGGCAAGGCCGCTACGCGCTTCACCACGGCCGACATCGATGCCGTCAACTTCGCCGCGTTCGACGCCGCGCACCCCCAGGTGGTCGGGCGCTACGTCGAGGACCGCACCAACCAGGCGGTGGTGATCCAGGAGCTGGCCGCCAGCGTGGGCGCGCAGGCGCTGATGACGCGGGTCGGCAAGCTGCGCCTCGTGCAGGTGGCCCTGCCGGCAGCCGGTACGCCATTCGCCATCGGCCCGCAGCACATGCGTGAGCGTAGCCTGCGCCCGTCGCAACGCGTGCCGGCCGTGGCCGCCGCGAAGATCGCTTTCGACAAGAACTACACGGTACAGGAAAACCTCAAGACCGACATTCCCCCTCTGCACGCCGATCTGTACGCCACCGAGTGGCTGACGGAAACGGCCAGCGACGCGGCGGCGCAGGCGCTGTACAGGCTGACCGACGATCCGGTGCAGGCGGAGACCTGCCTCAAGTCGCGCGCGGATGCCGCTGCCGAAGCCGCGCGCCGCCAAGCCCTCTACGGCGTGCCGCGCACCATCTACGAATTCGACGGCGAGCCGGCGCTGCAGCAACTGGAACTGGGCCAGGCCGTCACCCTGACCGCTGACCGCTACGGGTTGGCTTCCGGCAAGCAAGGCATTGTGGTATCGTTGCAGCGGTATTGGCTAACCGGCCGCGTAACCGTTGGAGTGATGGTATGAGCCCGATCGCAGGCGAGCGCGACAATTTGATCTTGAATGCGAATCCGCGCTTCGCGCCCGCTAACGACCGCGTGCTGCTCCTGAAATCCTCCTCCAACATTTTCAAGGTCATCGCGACCAGCACCAACACAGCGGAACCCGGCAGCATCGATTTCGTCGCCGACCTGGTGAACATGACTGGTACGGTCACTTTTAGCACACTCAACGGGAGCGCGCTGACGATCAACGGCAACACCGCCACCTTGGCCTATGTCGGCATGGTCGGAAACAGCGAAACGGTCACCGCAGCAATCGTCGTCGAGGGCCGCACCTACACCGCCAGCGCATCCGTCGCGCGGGTGTATGACGGGGCTACGGGGGCTCCCGGCAGTAACGGCGCGCCGGGTTCGCCCGGCGCGGACGGTCTGCCGGGGGTGGCCACTGCTATCGTCTACGCGTATAAACGGGCATCTGCGCCACCTACGGACTCCCCGGGCGCAGTGGTGTTCACTTTTGACGGCGCAAGCATAACCACACCTGCGGGAGATAGCCTATCTAATGAATATACGAAACGGATACCAACTGGCTCACAGCCGTTGTACGTTCGGACAGCGTCAGCCAGCTCCCGCGACCCAACTGACAGCATCGCGGCCAACGAATGGGCACCAGCGGTTTTGCTCGTGGAAAATGGCGCACCTGGCGCACCTGGCGCAGACGGGGCCCCGGGTGCGGATGGCTCACCCGGAGAGCCAGGCGCCGACGGTCTCAATGTGGCCACTGTAGCTATATATCAACGTAGTGATTCGAGTATAGCGCCACCATTGCCCAGCGTAGCGACAACTTTCACTTTCTCCACTGGAGCACTGGCGGGGCTGAACAACGGGTGGACTCGAACCATTCCGGTTTCCGGAGGTTTCTACCTCTATACCTCTACCGCCACCGCATCATCGAGCGGGCCTACAGCGAGCATACCCGCGTCCAGCTGGGCCACTGCGGCACTGCTGGCGCAGAATGGTGCCGTGGGATCTGATGGTATTCCAGGCAATTCCGCGCGCATCGCCTACAGCAAGACGGCACTGACCAGCTTGTCGTCCACCCCGGCCACGATCAGCACTTCCGGCCCTTCCTCGTACCCTCCTGCAGGTACGTGGGGTGCAGACACCGCGTGGGTTGGTTCGCCGCCCAGCTATACGGCGGGGGAATCGCTCTACCGTACCGACGGCGTGTACAGCCCCGCCACTGGCGTGACCACTTGGGCCGCGCCCTACCTCAATGCGCTCAAAGTCGGAAAGCTCTCCGCAATCTCGGCTGACATCGGCAATATCCTGTCGGGCGACATCTATGGCACAGTGCTGCACGGCGGCCCTGGCTACGCGCACGCCACCTACACCTGGCCGCCCAGCGCCAGCGGCGGGGGCTTCCACCTGAGCGAACAGGGTCTACGCATTGGCAACCCGCTGGCCTCGGGCTTCTTCCGCGCCGACGCGAACGGCGATATATACACCCCGCAGTTCACCAGCATCGGAACAGTGGCTACTTTCTCCGGCATCCTAAACGCCGCCACCGGTACTTTTGCGCTCATTCGCAGCCCTGCCCGGGTCGCCAATCCGAGCGCCGCCGGCTATGATGTTCGGCCGAATGGCATGTACTTTTATGATGGGGTGAATTCCTTACCCTACCTCGAGCTCGGGGAGTATCTGACATGACGAACGGATGCCGTGTGCGACAGAATAACGTGGTGGTTTTTGATTCCAATTTAGCCACCGGCGGCGTTTGCCTGGGCATCGTGGACGTGCCGGCGGGCGGCGGCGTTTTTGACTATCCGGACTTTGCCGGTGCCACCGGCATCGCGCTGTCGGCCGGCACAGGTAACGGGGCGCCACTGGTCACCATCAGCAATCCGGCGGGCCGCCTGCGTTTCTCTTTCCCCGCTGCCGCTGCGGGGGCCCAAGTTGTGTTGTTTGCCAAATGAGTGCGCAGGGGCTTAGGCTGCGCAACGGCGCGCTTGAATTAACGCTCAGCACAGATGCGGTGGGGCTGGTGTGCATAGGCAAGATGACCCTGCAGGGGTCGGTTGTCCAGCCCTCCGGCACTGCTACCTTGGATACACCCGGCAGGGTCGCAGGGTATTCAAAATACCGCATAAATTCGCCTACGCCAATCGTTGTAGCGATCGATCTTCCTGAATCCCGGAGGGCAGGCGTCATTAGCGTGCTCCAGGTTTCCACCGGTGTGTGGGAGGCGACGTGCTATTGCGGCGATACCCCGGACGCGAACAACATTGACACTGTGCAATATCAGATCGCTGTGTGGGCTTTCGCGGTATCTACCAAGTACGGCGCCAGGGGAACCTTACTGCGCAACCCAGCCACCGGGCAGGTGGCTTACGACCTGTCGCAACCTTACCCGCTGTTTCCTCGGGCGGCAGGGGTAAATCTTGCGTCTCCGCAAACTATAGCTTCTCTTACCCGCCCGGTTATACTCGGGGCGCCGGCGGATGACTTCAGCGCCCACGGGTTGGCGTCGGGCACCAACAACACCTATATTTTTACCTATGTTCTGGGCACTTGGCGGCGTACTGGGGGTACACTCACCAGTGAGAATATAATTCGCCAGCGATACCAATACAACGCCACCGAACCGCGCGACGGGTCCAACGGGGATATTTACAACCGATGTGCATACTTCCTCATTGAAGGGGCCCTGCTGCCATGAACAACCTACGAATCGTCTACGACAACGCGGCGGATCGCGCCTCGCTCACCGCCAGTAGCGTGGCGGGCATCCTTGGCCCGGCCAACCTTCAGACCGATATCAAGTCGTCGATCCTGCGCTCCACCGGGTTGGCGCAAACGATCACCGCCACCTGGCCGACACAAGAGGCCGTAGCCTGCGTCGCCCTGATGTACACGAACCTGACGAGCAGCGCCCGCATGCGGGTGAGGGGATACGCCCAGCCCAGCGACACCACACCGGTGCTCGATACCGGCTACGTCTACCCTAGCAAGGAGGCGGTGCACGGCAGCTACCCGTGGGGCACCATGCCACTGGGGTGGAACGCATACCGGTGGGGCGGTGTCAACACTTGGGCCCAGGGCGGCGGCTCAGACGCCGTAGTGTGGTTCGACTCGGTGCGCGTGCGGCGCCTGGTGATCGACGTCGACCTGCGGTACAGCCAAGAGGCATACATCGAGGCCTCGCGCCTGGTGGTCGGCGACTACTGGGAACCGGAGAACAGCGCGGATAGCGGCGCGGCGTTGCAGATTCAGGACACCAGCGACAACTACCGCACCGCCGCCGGCGACCTGCGCACTTCGCGCGGCGTGACGAGTGATAAAATCAGTATCAACATGAGCCACCTGGATCTGCTGGACCGGGCGAAGCTGATGCGGATCTTGCGCCAGAACGGCAAGGATCGTGCCATGCTCTTTAGCCTGTTTCCGGACAACCCGGACGAGCCGATGGTCGAGCAGGACCACATGATATATGGCAAGCTGTCGAACCTTGACGCCGTGGTCACCCCCTACTACCAAAATTATTCTGCGCCCCTGCAGATCGAAGGAATCTAGATGGCTATTGTATTTTACGACGGCATGCCCAACGTCAACGAGAAGCTTAACGAGCTCTACACCGCATTCGCGGCCGGGCCATACAACGCGCTGCCGCTGACCGGCGGTAATCTCACTGGGCCTGTTACTAGTTCTAGCACCATATCCGCGCAAACGATAAAGGCGCTAGACTTTTTCTACGCGGGTCCGGCACCAATGGAGGCACGCCACGGGGCATACCGAAATGTAGGAATGGCCGGGGAAATCTTCTGGGTGGGGCGGGCTAACACCACGATGCCGTGTATAGCGATGAATGGCTCCGATGGGCTCGGCGGTTGGGGTACTGCGGGTTCTGTTCTTTACGTAGGCCAAAACAGTGCTACGTTGCGGTCTATCAACGCCAAAGGGACATTTAACGGTTCCGGCGCCGATTACGCGGAGTATATGGTGAAATGCGACGACTGCGGCACTGTGGCCCCGGGCCAGATCGTAGGTATTGATGGTGACGGCAAGGTCACCGACCGATGGAATATGGCGATTTCGTTCGCGGTCAAATCGACCAACCCGTGCATGGTGGGGGGCGACACCTGGGCGGCTCACCTGGGCCCGCGCCCGATCGCACCAGGGCGTGAGGACGGCGATACGGACGAACACTGGCGGGATGTACTGGATGCTGTGCGCGTGGCGCAGCAGGCGTTCGACACTAAGCTTGAAGCCGCCCGGCAGACGGTGGACCGCATCGCATTCGCCGGCCAAGTGCCGGTCAATGTTCAGGGCGCGGAGCCTGGCGACTATATCGTTCCTGTCGCAGATGGCACGGCCATTGGAGCCGCGCTGGTGCGCGAGGACGATCTCACGCTTAAACAGTTGATGCGCGCGGTAGGCAAAGTGATCGCTGTCGAGGAAGATGGCCGCGCCCGGATCATTGTCAAGGTGGTGTGAGCCGCGTACAATCGCGCTGCAGCCCCTTCAATTCTCACGAAAGGTAACACCATGTTCAAAGCTATCTACCGCGCCGGCCCTCCGGACGACGATACCACCCCGCCACCAGGCGACGCTGGCGGCGGCCAGAACCCACCGCCGAAACCTCCGGGCGGCTAAATGCGCACCTTCGCCTATCTCGCCATGCTGGTGCTCGCGCTCTGGTTGAACCGGCGGGATAGGCGGATGCTGGTGCTGACCTCCGCGATTGGCATCAACGTCTTCATTCCGGCCCCAAGCGAATGGCCGACGTTTTATATTTTCTGTGGTCTTGCCGAGATCACGGTCGCCCTCGTGGCGCTGCGCCTAAAAGCCGCTGCTAGTGCCCCGATCATTATTCTTTCAACGCTCATGGCCTTTACCCAGTACCTCGGATATAAGCTTGACGGTTCGCTGCCGTTCAGCCAGTACGGTGCGGCCCTTGATTTGTTGGAGACATCGGAGATACTATGCTGCTTACTGCTTTCAAATCCCATCAAGCCCTTCTTACTCAATCGAGAGTGACCATGCGCCAGCGTCTCCAAGACCACGCACTGACCGTCCTCCGCGCATACGTCGGCGCGAACGCGGTGTGGTCCTGGTACTACGGGACGAACGACCCTCACGCCGGTCTGTTCGCCATTGGCCGGTACGCCGACGGGGCAGCATTGATTGGGTTCATGGGGGTGATCGGCGCCCTGATAATCCTTGATGTGTTCATCAACGATTGGACCCCCGCGCAAGCTACCTTGGCAGGCAAGCGATTCCGGATAGCGTGGCGCAAGGCGTTTGAATACCGCCACTTGATGTTTATCTTTCTGGCGTTCTGCTATGGCGCGCAGCCTTTTGTTGCTAAAATGGCGGGCAGAACGGTATCATTAGTGGGGTTCTTCTACCTCCACGCGACATTTAGCCTCGTGGTCGCGTTACTTGACGCTAAACTACGATCGAGAGGCCCCGGGTGGCAAAGAGCGTGCAACTGAGAATAGCTTTTGGGGTCCACCTGTCCCTCTTGTGGGCCGCAACTGCGTACGCCGCTCAAAACGATTTCACCAAGGGCATCGCTTCAATCCCACTGGATGCTTTCAAATACGTATTTATGCTGTCGATGATCGGCGGCATAGCCAACACCCTGATCAAGCTCACAAGCAACGGCCCGCAACCGCGCAACATCTGGCTGGAAGTGGCCAAGGATATTTTCTGCGGCCAGGTGGCCGGCATGCTGGTATTCTTTTTCATAAGCCCCAGTGGCTACGACGTGCTCTACCAGTGCGGGGCTATCACCTTGGGCGCCGTGGCCGGCAGCCGGTTGATTACCTGGTCGGTGAACGAGGGCCTGTTCGGCTGGCTGTCAGAGATCGCAAATCGTGTCACTGGCCGCACGCCGCCCCCACCGCCTAAAGAGGACACCGCACCATGAACCGCGAACTGCTGAAACAAGAACTGCGCGCCGACGAGGGCGAGGTGCTGAAGTCGTACCGCGACCACCTGGGCTACTGGACCATCGGTGTGGGCCACCTGCTCGACCCCCGGAAGGGTGCCAACCCGGCGCCGTTCGGCATCGATCTGACCGGTGGCAAATCCATCAACGCAGCGCAGTCCGCGCTGCTGCTCGACCAGGATATCGAATCGAAGTCCGCCGAGCTGGACCGGCGCGCGCCCTGGTGGCGTGGCCTGTCGGATAACCGCCAGCGCGTGGTGCTCAACATGGCTTTCCAGCTGGGCGTGTCGGGCATGCTCAACTTCCGCAAAGCGGTGGCCGCCATGCAGGTAGGTGACTACGCCG